TGTAGTACGTTATAGCTTTTGTACGACTATCTTTTACGCCTACGAACCAGCTAGTTGGATTTCCTGTGAATGAATACTCTCTCATTATTCTTTCTCGTAATGCTATCTTCCAGCTGTGGGAGTTTAGCCTTCCTAATCTATCAGGGAGAGGCACGCCTAACCCCCTCAGCTCTTGCCATAGAGATTTTAGACTAAATGTGTCTTCAAAGAATTCCCGGGTGTTGTACCTAGCTTCTGATGTTAACGCCCCTAAGTAGTTCATCATACGCTTGGCCGGGTTAGGGGCATGAGCACTCACTACACTGTCGCTGAATGTTTGATCATCTGATTCAATTACTGGTGTGTCCATGAAGGACATATCTGCGATAGCTAAGTTACGTAATAGAGTTTCTTGTTCAGAAGCAGTTAAAGGGGCTGCGGACGTGGAGGCCTGTATCGCTTGTCCTACAGATGCGTTTGGAATAGCTACACCACTAGTGGCTATTTTTAATTGTATAGCTAAGTTTGCATCGGAGATGGCACTTATGGCATCCTCTGTTATTTGTCCTAGGTAAACTACCGCCTCCTTAGCTCCCTTGAATAGACCCATCAGATCATCCCAGGCTGTACTAAAGTCAGGCAGGTTAGGTGGTAAATCGGGCGGTGTATATATAAGGTTACTGGCTATAAACTGCACCTGGTACTGCAGAGGTTGGCCGTCAGGGGAGGTTACCATCTGTACAGCTTGAAAATGTACATTCTGTATTTCAAATGTTGTAGTGTCTGCGTAGTCGAGTGTGGGGTCAGAGGTGGCTACAAGTACCGTGAGTGTGCGTTCTAGTCCGTCTAATGGGTCTATCGTGTGCTCACCTGTCTCGGTGGTGAAAACGATGCCACGGCCCTCTGGTGTAGACAGGTCGGTGCGGTAATTTAATAGTATAGAGCCGTCAGTTATAGAGTTACCCGGTACGTATGCTATAGGGTCGCGTGTTTTATAATCAAACAGTGGGGATGCCGGCGTAGTGTGCGTCCAGCTTACACTGGCAATATCCAATACAACTTTAGTTCCTACGTTCTCCCCTTCAATCTCCGTTAAGAGTACAGTAGTTGTATTACCTGAGTAGTATACCTGATTCATTATCCTGTTACCCATGCTGTTAACAAGTTGGCCTGCGTCTCTGAGAGTTTATGATTAGCGAAGGTGTACCATGGCGTAGCTGTGTTTGGTCCAGCAAACGCTTCTATGAAATACCAGTCAGATGTGTTCGTGTCTAGATCAGCGTGCTGCCATAAATATAGCGAATTATGTGCCCATCTATTTAGTATCTGCATACCATCCATGTACCTGAGTTGGTCTTCAAGTTCGAAGGTATCATCTCCCATTAATGTTATGGTGTTCAGTTTCAGCTGTTCTTTACCTGGAAGTGCGGACCATGCTTCTATACCTGGTGCTATGAAAGGGCTAGCTACAGGGAACTTGGCGTTGATCCAGGTGTTCCATGTAGGTTCTCCTGCCCACAGTTCCCATAAGAATACATGTTTATGTATTATATCTTTTGGATCTAGTTGCTGGTTGTGTACTTCCACCCTGTCTGCGTCACGGATTCCTATAAAGGACACAGTCTGTAGGCTAACCTGCCCATCTGGGGAGATAGACTGATGGATACCTTGGATGTTGACTGCTTTAATTATTAGTAAAGGAAGAGTATTGTTTTCTGGCTGTACAGTGAGAGTGCCGTTACCTTGGTTTGGATAATTCATTACCCAATCAGGTAGCAGACCCATTGGTACAGCAAGCGTTCCCTGTATCAGGCGAGTACCTGGGGAGAACTGAGATGGTAAACGATCGGTGTGGCCGTAGATAGGCTGATCAGCTCCGAGTTCGCTTACGTTAAAATAGATAGTTTCTATGATGTTTGGAAGGGATTGGTACGGGGTGTTAAGTGCTACTGTAAGATTGTCTCCGCAGTAGTATAATGGGATAAAGGAGGCCGGCATTATGCGCCTCAGTGATTAGATACAGGTTGGCGTGCATCCACGGATCTAATCTCAGATAGATCTAGTGCTAGGTATTGTACTACCGTTTCTGTATAACCTTCATCAACACCCAGTGTGGTGCCATTGTCGACAAACGTAACTCCGTAGAGTTCGAATACTAGTGGCCGGGCTCCGGTTTCCTGGATTACCATACCGACTACATTGAAAGGTGGAAGTTCATCCAGCTTTGTAGCCTTGTTGTACACACTGTTGTTGGCGAGGTTTCTTTGGAGTGCTTCAAGAATACCTTCAGTAGAAGGATTAATAAACACCATACTCCCTGCAGTTGTACGTGGACCATAAGTGTATCCACGCGGACCAGATTTACCGAGTGCACGCACGGGGAGTTTTTCCCTATGCGTGCTTATTGAGAGAGTAGAGAGATTCGGTAATCTATAGTCGGCAGCTTCATCGTCTGCGCTAGTTGAACCAGAGTATTGGTTTGCGCCTATCTGCGATGGGAAAACGAACATGGTATGAACCTGCACACCTGAGTATGCCATCATTTCACGATCGTTTGCATCGTAGCTAAAAGCAGCCATAATTAACCTCTAGTTTAAAGAGCTTTCCACCACTCTACGTGTTGGGCAACAAATGTAAGCTGTGATTCTTGTGTTGCATCATCCACTGACACACCTGTGCCCTCGCTAATGAGGATTACGCCGCGAATAACCATAGTGGCAGCTTTGCCATATGAGTTACGAGCAACTAGGTAGATATCGAATGGAGGAAGTTCATCCGCATAGATTGCGGGACCGTTAGCTGTGTAAGCGTTTAGCTCGGCTCCGTCATCTAAGATACGAACGCGATCAGCGTCATTAACCAGACCATTTTGGTCCTTCTTGTACACGCTGGATTCTTTAAGCACATCAGCTAAGGCATGCTTATCGAAGGTAGAGAGGATAATTGATCCTGCGATACCGCGTTTTCCTCGTGAGAAGCTGACAGCATTTTCATTTCCCATTACGAAGACCGGCCGTGTTTCACGGTTAACAGAAACAGATAGTCCCTGTAGGTTTCCGATCTCGATGCTATTGAAAGATGCTTTGATGTCAGAGCCAGAGAAAGTTGAGAAGGTCTGAATAGCCTCAGTAGTGGATTGAGTAATGTCAAAACTAGGCATTTTTGGTACTTCCTATCTTGGGTAAGGGGGCCCTTGTGTAAGAGCCCCGTCACCAAATGGAACGCTCAGAGGCGGGGGTGTCTAATAACAGTCATAAGATGTTATGTCTGTCTTAGACTATGTCAGCTTCTGAGTTACGAAGCGTTGTGGTCATTGTGAAGCCACGGACTTCACCAGCAGGTACTGGTTGGAGCTGCAGATCGATTTCCTTCATTGCTTTCGCATTGGAGTCAACGTTAATCTGTAGATCGTAAGCAGTAAGCTCATCTGGTTTCATTTCATCATATGCACTACGGAGAGCCTGGTATAGTGACTGGATGCGAAGTAGACTTGGGGATTTACCCATGTAGTCTTTTCCAACAACCTCTGCAATGCCAAGCATCTTTTCTACCATCCAGAATGTAGATAGGAGAGTGTAGTCTGACTCTTCACCCGCGAGAGTGATAGCATCTGATAAACGGATGCCTCGAGCTTCTACGATACCAACGTTAACACGTGCTGTGCTGAGCAAGTCAACTTGGCTTTCACCAGCCGCGTTACGCTCTGTGTAGCGCCAGACGAGTTTGCTAACGTTAGGTAACTTCATTGTGTACAATGCGGAATCGGAGTTCATAGTAGACGCTAGGCCTGCCATTGCTGCACCTGTCCCGGAATTGTAAGCAACGCTGTCACTTGTGAACTGAGCTTCCATATCCACTAGGAATAAGTGAAGGTCAGAGATCGCGGCTAGTTTGTTAGCTGCACGTAGGGGATCCAGTGCGTTAACAACGGCCATCTTCTCGAAACGAGCTGAGACATCGGCACGTGTTACAGCTTTGTTAGGGCCTGTACCTACTAGAGGCATTGGTTCTAAGAAAGCAAGTGCGTGTCCGCCGTACTGGTCGTTGAAGTAATCAGACAGGATGTCGGCATAGCCGGCATTCTGGATAACTTGCGCACCAGTGCTAGGATCGTATGTAGTTTCAGGAGCGTCAATATAGAACTTAGGGATACTGATTGCTGAGTATTCCAGGTTCTCTACTGCGTATAGCCCTTGGAGAACTTCACGTTTGAAGATAGTTGGGTTATCTACGACTCCATATCCACTTGCACCGCCAGTTAACAGAGACTGCGCTAAGGCAGTTGCTGGGTTAGCTGGGATGTAGTCGACATCAAACCCGACGATGATGTTTCCGCTCATTGCGCCATCGTTCATCCCTGGAGCTGGTCCATTAAGCTGGATGTAACGTTCATCTTGAGAGAAGACTGCATCTTCAAGGGAGTAATCGATTTTTGCCAGGTGACGTACAAAGCGGCGACGTGAGGATGCTGCGCCAAACTTGACCGTGTTTCCGAAGAAGCGATAGTTTGTTGAAGCAGACCCAAGAGTGTTGCCTGAAGCGACTTCGTCCATCAGACCAGTAGCTGTGATGCCGGTACCTACGGCAGTGGCTCCTGCTACTATTGCTACTTCTGCGGGAGCATCAGCAATAACTAGTGCATTTACTATTCCAAGACCATTCTTAGCTTTTGAACCATCAAGTTCGACGGTAGCTAGCTTAGTGGTATTATCCCATACTGTGAAGAGGATTGCTCCTGCATCAGCTGAGTGGAAGAAATAGTCTGTGCCTGCGTAAGACACTGTGATTACGAGGTTCTCTGTGATTCCGAAGGCATCCAGGTTAGCAGCTGCAGGAAGTAATTCCGCCGCAACCATCTCGTCTGCTGTGTATCCCATTGCAATCTCTAAAGCATACGCGTACGTGTCAGTAGTGGCAGCTTTTAGGAATCCGTCTCCAATCACACCTAACCCAAAGGGAGAAGTGATTGTAGCTGTAATACTATCAGTAGCATTAGTAGCAGCAGTGATGGTAAACGCCTCCGCATCAATCATCTCGAAGGCAGAGCCCTTTACAGTCGGAGTACCGCCTGCGTTAGGAATCTTAGCCCACTCCGCTAAGTCTACATCAACTGACTTAACTTCTGAGACATTCAATAGAGTATCGTAACCGGTGTTAGCGGTCTTGTGTACGATCCCTGTTGGGATGTTATACTGTAGTGTATTCGCTGGAATTTCAACGAAGTCTGATGCTGTGATAGCATAGGCTTTATTGATAGCTTGTACACGTTTCAGGCTATCGTCTGCTGGCTGTAGGTAACTTGCGCCGACAAGACCTGAAGCTGTGACGACTGTTGCATTGTCATCAACGAGGCTACCTGTGATCTCTGTAAGACCGGAGTCTCCAAGATCAATCTTACCAGCTGCGCTGAATTCTGCTGCTGCAAGATCTAGTTCAAAGCGTGCGTTCTTGTAAGTTGGCACGGCTAGTACAACTTCGCTAGATACAGAGTCGAGGTTAATCGCATCCGTAAGTTCTAGTACGTCATTGTATAAGGCTTGGTTTGGTGTAGCAGAAAAATCAATGGCAAAGACAGCCCACTTCGATTGAATTGGGTTGTAAATCTTAAACTCATTGGGATCAATGCTAGTTAGAACTTCATTGAATTTGGTACTTTCAGTAGTTCCATACAAGGTCATTGCAATAGAACTGCCACCAGACTCGGTGTATTGTTTGCTAGCTTTAGCAGCCAGCTCTTTCCCGAGACGTACAGCAACGATGTTTGCTTGCTTAGGTGATGCACTCTGTGATCCGATTGCTTCATCAATTGCACGAACGAGTGTGCCTTTTGCGGAGCTCCCAAAGATAGAACGTGCAGCTTTACCGTCGAATACAGATACGGCTGTGTGCATTGGTCCTAATTCAGAAGTTCCGAACAGAATAACCCGGCGATTTGATTCTGGTGCGGCACTCGTACGAGGTAAACTACCGTCGTTGAGAGGGAAATTCATTCGGGGTGTAGTCATTTCAAACACTCCTAATTACTCGTGGATGGAGACTGCTCAATGCTTGCGGTGATGGATTGTATCCTATCAGTGCGAACGGCAGTTACTTCTTCGAACTGTGCGATATAAACGAGTGACCGCACGTGAAGCTTATTGTTTATCTTTGAGACTTCTTTGTCTGTTTTCCGTTCGTACATGCGTAGCATACTAGCTCCCGCTGACGGGCCGATGTATGCCATGAAAAACCTACGAAACCATTCGCATAGACGCTCAGCGTCTGCTGCTTGCGCCGTCCAGATGTCAAAGCGTATGTAAGCATGCATGCCCTGCGACATGATGTTATACAACACTCCTTCGTCATCCTCTACTTCTTCACGAAGTCTAGGGGCCGTCTCTCGATGGCCAGAGTTAGCATTCTCATTTGGTTTACCGCCAAAAGCGACGGGTAACATCTTCTCTACTGTCCAGGTGATTACTGGATTGTGCTTTGCTGGAACGTCGTTTACCAAGTATTCTGGGAAATTCGGTTCTAGAAGTAATGGTACTTCAGGATCCGATATGACGATCAAGGCTCTACGCAGAAATGCAATGAACTCTGGGAGTCCTGTGCACATTTTAGGCGCATCCGCTGGGCTGGTAATAGGACCAAGCTCTAGCGAGTACGGGTTCTCTGTGTAAATTGTTAGTTGCACTTTAGTAATTACCTAATTCTGGTTCTACAATACATACGAAGTGATCGAGGGTTCCTCCGTGGAACCGTTTGGTATCAACTTCGATGATTCTATAGCGCTCCCTTTCAGGGGCGTGCAGTACATCGTTCTTCGTGATAGCGTTGCTGGGTATGTTAGGTAGTATAACCGCAATTACAACGTCTCCACGTTTGGGATTTACTGATGCTGGAAAATAGAAGAGACTCTGATCTATAACAAGGCCTTTAGTACCAGTGATACCGGTAGCGTCTTGACGAGATATTGCTACTTCGTCAGTGAACTGCCAGCGATCACGCTGTCCTGTACCTTCGCCTGTCATAGTGTCTTGACTTGCTGGTTGAGAAAGATCGTAACGACGGTAAATAACATGCCCACCAAACTGGGTCATGATGTCGTTTACCATGTTTGTAGACTTTCCGCGTTGTACGCGTAGGCCTAGCATTAGGCTAACCTTGGGTCTGACGGCAGCGTTCTACCCATGCCTATCTCGTGCACTCCTGGTCTAGTAACCCCAATGTCTGCGGATTTAGATTTTAATCCAATGAGTGCGTAACCCGGTGTTCCATCGTTGAGAGGTATGGTCGCTGTACTGCCATTCCATATCTTCTCGTAAAGAGCTGCTACCATTCCGTTAACATCCGCTAGAGCGTCTTTATCCAAATCTCTTAGTTGAACACGCATGTCTCCAAGTGTCACGGATTTGTGTCCAGTAGATCTGCTGTTCCGTGTCTCATCAACCATAAGTTGCTGTACTGTTCGAAACTTGACGTACTCTTTCAAATAGTAGGGAGTCACGGCGGGCACGCTGCCTGCTCCATGATTCCAGGATAGTGCCGATTCAACACTGATACGATGAAGGTGAAGCACCAACTCGAAGTCTGACAGGTCTTGGCTTGCCTGTCCGTACTCTAGTCTTGCTTCATCAACAGTAGAATACATAGGTGCAAGCACCGTCATAAATTCTATTGTTGGTACTAAATCATTATCTGGGTAGATAATCTCTAGACTGTAGACACGGTTCTGTGATAGAAGTATTGCAGCGTCAGCTGGTTTAAAGGTAAGTAGTCTGCCACTTATGGTTGTCTCCGCTGCTGCGGCCCAAGGATCTGGCGCTGTTAAGGGCCATCCAAGGGGGTCTTTGGCAGTAACTAATACTATTGTAGCGTCAGGTACACCCTGATTAAATATAATAGTAACTTGATTACCCACTGAATTGAGGTCATTATCAGAAGGTGTGCTACGCATAATACGTAATTCATTCCCGACAAATACATCTTCAGGTGCTGCTGGTGTTTCTGGTGCTGCTACTACTGCTCCGCCTGTGGCAAAATCTAAGGCGAAACCGCGTTGTAGTGTGTCCCCGTCACTGGACTCTATACCTTTGTTAACATACAACCGATAAGCTGTGTTCTTATACAGCGGCTCGGCTGAGACTGTGGTCCCTGGTGTGATAACAATTTGGGTATAGTCGTACTCACCGTCTTCGACATGGTAGGAAACGACAGCCGTTATAGGCATCATCGTGTCTACTTTGATCAGGTTGAAGTGTTTTTGCGTAAGCTGTGTTGCTATGATCTCTTGATTAAAGATTACATGCAACGGCGTGTTTACGCTCAGGTCATTATTACCATCCTGAGGTGTAGTACTGGAAATGACTAGGGCCATTTACTTACTCCGCGAAGCTTACAACAGGTGAGACCGACAAGCCTCCTGCATTGAAGGGCTCTAGTAGTGTTCCAATTAAATGGGCTACTGACGTACGAGCTTCTCCAGTCGGGTTGTACCCTTGGCTTTCTATATACTCAAGTTCCCGAAGGAATGTGGCTTTATCATCAGCTTCACTGTACTGTCCAACTTCGCCTACTAAGGTTTTCATCAAAGTCTTGGCGCTTGCCTGGAGAATCTTAAAGGCTTTGCTCTTGCGATCGCTGTAAACAGCTGACCGTGTTGCAAGGCTAGGATTCTTAGGTGCGCGTTTCAGATCTTTGTCGATTACATCCTTCTGGTCTTTCCATTCTAAACGCCCAGTAAACTCAGTCGTAACTAAAGGGTCCTGCCCCTCTTTCGCTAGTCGTGTTTTTGCATGTGCGATTGTCATTGGTACGCTCTTACAAATAGTAAGAACGCCTTCCTCCACTGCTTTGTCAACTGCAGGTCGGTCGGCTTCTGATATACTATCTAAAGGAACGTGATTAGGTACACCCTTAGTCATTGCTGACAGAAAGATATCCCCTGATTTCCATATGGATCCGCCTACTAATAGGACTTGTTCTTTTGTGCTTGCCATACTCTCTTCTCCAATTCGGTGATTGATGTGTTTAAAAAAAGGGGAGGATATTTAGAGCCTCCCCTTTGATACTACTAGCAAGGGCTCTTATACTTCAGTTACCTTAGCGGTATTGTTCAGTACAGCTAGAGCCTTGGAGTTGACATTGTCAAAGACATAGTTCTTGTCAACTACAACATTACGTGCAACCGCAACACCCTTACCTTGTTCCATGAGGGCCATACCCCATTTTTCCTTCATCTTCATTGCAAGGATATCACGTTCTGGATCGTCCCATTTGTCAATGGAAACGCCATCCTTCGTTAGAAGAATACCGGAGCGAGTTGAATCTGCCATGATGATGTTGGTCACAGGTTTAGATGCAGGAGTATCGTCACTGTCTAGCATACGGTATGAGACGTATGGGGAGACAATAACCTTCAGAGGTGAAGGTAGATACTCAGGTTGGATGTTCCAGGTAGTGCCCATTGGGTTCAGAGCTGTGGTGAAAGGATTGGCACCGGTTAGGTACTTGCTTTCATTCAGTCCGTAGCCGGTGTTTCCCTGACGCAGGCCAAGGCCGTTGTGGGATGTACCGCGATTGGCACCACTACCGTTTGGAAGACGCTTGGTGGCAAGAGTTGCACCCTTGAGGATGATCTCACGTACTTCGGGATCACTCATGAAGACACGCCAGGCAAGCGGATTGATAACCATAGTATCAGGAACAAATCCGCGCATGTACATCCATGTGTACATGTCGAAGATGTCATCGACACTCATTGTTCCGTTCTGTGCGCCATCAATACCACGTCCAGTCAGAACTCCCTTTTGAGAGTCTGTGGGTGCGGCATTATCAAATACGGTATAACCGAATTCGTTGATAAGCTTAAGAGCGGAGATTTCTTTGTGACGCGCTAAGGCACGACCGGCCATACGCATCCATAGTCCAAAGACGTCGAACAAGTTATCTTCCAGAACCTCTTCAGTCACAGTCACTTTCAGACCGTGCTTGGAGATTCCAACAGCTACCATGTCGCCTTCAGCATAGTTGAAGTCTTGCTCTGGGTACTCTGTACCTTCGGCTACTTCACCAGCGTGAAACGCACCCATTCCGCCGATTTCGATAGAACGGCCGGGGCCGCTGTACTGAACTTCTTGGAACAAGTTAGGGATAACTAGTAAATCTGGTTCGATTGCTTCTTCTACGATTTTGGTGATCTGTGTACCGATCATCCGTGTAAGGTCAGTAGAGGTCATTAAATCCTTGGTATCAAGTTCAACATCTGAACTCTCGATAGCATTGCCCAACGTGAACAGATCTTTAAAACCGAACTGTACAACGTCTTTATCTTTACTATCTAAACCAACGACTCCGTTGTTTGTTAAGGCATCGTAAACGAGTTGACCAGCGTACTGTGCCTGTGGGCCTAATTCATGCAGAATTTCCATTCTGTATACTCCTTGTTATATGTTTTTCAGGAGGTCTCTCGGGGAGATTAAGGAGGATCGTGAGACCCTCCTTAGACACTGAAGATTTCTTATTTGATGCAGAGCTGGATGTGTGCCATTCCGAAGGCACCAGCTTTAACCATAGCGATAATCTTCTTCGCAGGATCTGTCCCGTCAGTCGGCCAGGTATAACCAGCACCTTGCAGTGCACGGTACGCAAACCAGAACAGGTGTTCAGATAGACCTTCAGATTCTGTTCCAGCGGCACGGCCTAGCACATTGCTATTCCATCGCTGTGATTCCACAGTTTCTAAGAGGTCCTTTGGAAAACGGTTATCAAGACCGAGGATACGTCCTACAGTCTGAACCGTCTTATAGTTGGAGCTAAGGGTCTTGTACTGAGGTACATAGTTCCCATAGATATCAGCTGTCAAGAATGCACCAGGTGCACTGTGAGCAGCATTTGTACTGTTCAGTGTAAGGTAACTGAAGTATGCTTCTACAGCTGCGTAACCGGCTCCAGTTGCAGCGGCGTCAGCCTTGGCCCATACGATGGTACCAGTAAGTGCAGTTACATCATCATTCGCAATTTCGAGTACGAAGTTGTCGGCATCAATAACAGACACTACAGTCTGTGCACCATTAAGCGTGATAGCAGTGTCGTCGCCGCCATCTATAGCACCAGAAATTGTAATAACATCATTAGCGATAAGACCGTGAGCTGTATCAGTAATGGTGATATGTGTCGCGCTGTTGTCACCTGCTAGTGCAGGATTGGCGCCTGTTAGATCATCAGCTGCTGCATCATGTGCAACAACACCAGTCAGGTCAGCATCAAAGCCCTTAGGCATGAACTTGGTCTGAGCTACGTCTGCCATATCTGCCGCAACGCGAACATCAATGAAAGGAATAGCTAAGTGTCCTTGTGTAAGGATACCGTAGTTCTTGAATGTCTCATAGTTCAGGTACTGTCCACGGATGTCTTGGAAAACATCTTTGTACATTACACCTACAGGAGCATTGGCGTCGATGGTCATCGTCCCATCTACAGTAACGTTGGCTTCTGAGCCTGAGGATTGTGAAGCATCCGGTACTTCTGCTAGTAAATCAGCAGCTGCGTAGGTTGCGATATAATCAGTTCCACCGTTTGCTGGTACTAAAAGACCCAGAGTATTACGACTTACACCGTAATAAGAAGAGTCTTGTGTGATGCGAATAGCATCACCATCAAAGTCTGAGGCGCCTGAATCAACAGATGCGGCATCATTCTTCATGGTAAGGATTGAGATAATACGGCCCTTAGGCAATACTACATACTGTCCAGTTGAACGATCTTCAAACTTAACCGGTAGTGACCGGTGGGGAATGAATACCTGGGAAGGACGAATACCTTCGCCTTGTTCAATGTTAGGACGGAGTACAGAGTCCAGATACTTTTCTGGAACTCGTTTGGTTAAGCGCTTGTGGGCTAAACCATTGTTGAAAGTTAGTGTTTGTGTCACGTTAATATCTCCTTAGAGAATTAAAGGGTCGCTCTTAGGCGGGTTTTTCTTCGGTCGTTTGAGACAGAATAACATTCGCTACATCTTGGATGCTACGAACGGTTGGCTTCGGTGCGCTGGTAGGCTCATCATCGTTGCCTTTTCCGTGAGTACCATCAGTTGAACTGGTGGGATCAGTCACGGTTGCTGCCGGTGCAATACCGAGTGTATCGATTTCAGCTTTGAAACCGTCGTATACCGCTTGCAGTTTCTCTGCGTCTTCCATTGCTAGAAGTGTGTCGCGGTAAGTCTTTTGGCTTGGTGCGAGATCTAGTGGGTTGATCTCTTTACGTAGTGAGGTAGCCATCGTTACGATAGCATCTACTAGTAATTCTTTCTGTGCTACAGCTGCTGCAGTTACTTTATCTTCTGCTGCTGTGACCTTTACTGTTTCGGCTGTGACTTTGTCAGTCTCAATCTTAACAGCATCGGCAATCTTAGAATCCATGAAGGTTACTACTTCAGGGAGTACTACCATATCTGCTAGTTCCATGTCCATTGTCTCCGGTGTATGAGTGACGAGTGCGGTGACAGCGTCTCGTACTTCATCGCTCACATCACTGTGTTTAATCAGAAGGCGAGCACGTTCGAGTTCAGCATCGGTCGCATCTGAGAACAGTGCGGCAAGTACTTTCTTAATATCTTTACTTATCATGTTTACCTCCAAAGTTTCGTACTGAGCATATCAACAACCTTCTTGATATCAGCTTCTTGCTTAATCGCATCTGCACTAGGCTCATCGTCATCCTTTTTAACAGGAGGCTCGTCTGTACTAGTTGCGGGTTCGTCAGTAGATGCAGGCTCGTCTGTTGAGGCTGGCTCTGCGTCTGCGTCTGCGGCTGGTTTGGCAGGGGTTGTGGTAGGTTCAGTGTCAGCACCGTCAGCTGTTGCTGCAGGTGTGAGTTCTTTAAAATCGTCCTCAGTTGCGAGATCGACTACTGCGGTGTACGTAGTGGTGTCGTCTTCATTCGGCGGTGCTAACTCTGCACCAACAGCGTCCGTTAGGCTCCACTTAGTAATTGTTGCTGCGGTGACGCCATCATTGTCTGCTGGCTCTCCGACTATACTGCATTCTTTATATTCAAGATCAGTAAAGATCAGGTGTGCAGTTTGATACCCTACTATTTCGTCTTCTTCATTGACGATGGGATACTTCTGTCCCCGGTCGTGCTCACATAGGCCTGTCTTTAACAAGTCTTTGGCGCAGATGGAACAGAGAACGGGGCCGGCTGGCCTGGAACCTACTGAAACAGTAAGGTACCGTCCGTCTTGAATCTTTTGAATAGCATCAGGATCTGTGATGAGTGCGGTTAAACGGATAAAACCTCGGTCATCTTTCTGATCGATGTACTCTGCTTTAATCACACGGCCTAAAGGCTCTGATGCATCTCCGCCGAAGAATCCTCCGGTGAGATTGTGATTCTTAATAATGGGCTTAGCGAAAGGTTTGGTCCAAGACTCGGCTGAGTCTTTCATGGCCTTACCTGCTGTGTAGAAATAGAAGTTACGGTTTACATACCCACCATGGGTTGCATCAATAGTAACCTTAAGACCCTTAACACCCTTAGCCGCTGCTGCGTCTGTGGGGTTCAATACAGCACGGTATGTTTCAATAAAACCTGGTGCTGATTCATATGGTTGAGGCATGATGTGGTCCTGTTTGGTAAACAACGCTCAAAGGCGGGTAGCTGCTTTCGCAACTTCAAGAGTAGTTATGTCAGCGTGCGGAGCCTGGTCTGGTAATTCTCGTAGGCGTAGCGCGTGTATTAACAAATTCTCTTATGAAATCCATATCAATGTGTGGACATACTTTGATTGAGGATGTGGCCAATTCATCGTGGCCATAAATCGGTAGATCACCAAACTGTTGACGAATGCGAAAGACTAAATGCTTCAGTGCGTATAGTTGTTTGGCAGTAAAGGTGGTATCCCCTACCATACAGATACCGATGCTTTTAGTATTATGTCCGTAACAATGTCGGCCTACTTCTGTGTAAGGCATAAGATCTTCTATCTGGCCATCGCAGATAAGTACTGGGATTCCATTAGAATATGACTCTGCTGTGGGGTATGCATTCCTAATAAGGTGGTGATAACCTGGGCCATCCCATCCGTTGCCTGCCGGCTTCGGTGCTGTATGCCAGTGTGTGATTATCTGTTTATTTCCGAAACTTGATTGTGAACGGTGGAGTACGATCTTCTTGATTACTGTGATGTCTCTGTTCATTTAATCTTTGTCCCAAACTCAATAGGTACTTCTATTTTGGTTTTACTGGGGATAATGTAGTCATGGTTATTCATCCAATAAGATAGTGAGCCTAACATAATTACTACTATAAAACTTAGTATGTATGTGGTGACCCGTTCTTTCCATTTGATAACTCCATCCATCTGTTCCGACATAGTTGATAAAGCAATTGTATGTTTCTCTTGTATCGCTGCAACCCTATCTAGTGTCTGGGCTGCCTTGTCCAAGTGTACTTGGGTACTGGCTTGTGAGGTGTATATCTCTTTTTTCAATGGTTCGAAGTCCTGAAATTCATCTGTAAGATGCTCAATCTTGACCTCATTGATGGCTACACGCTCTTCAATGGGTTTGGCAGGCATGTGGCGATTCCTTGTCTGTCTTAGGAGTCGTCACTTTGGATGGGAGGAGAGGAGCCGGCTGTGTGCAGGCGAAGTAGCTTAGAGCGTATCCCTAAATAGTAGGGCGCATCTTTCAGCTTAAATGATGTTTCATCCAGGACGTTAATTAACGCTGTGAGTTCGTCCAGTGTTACTGCCTCAGTGGGGAGTGATGTATCTAGTTTTGTGTCGCTTTCTGGCACGTCGTTTTCCTTACTTAAATCTACTCATGGTTATGTCAGTGGAGTAGTATGTGTGGGTATAATTCTCTTAAAGAATATATTGTACGTATGGGTATAGCGTGCTCTGCATGTAGTGGTATGTGTAGGTATCATTAATACTTAGTCTCGGCATAGATTTCTACGTAAGCCATGCCGCCATTAGATGGGTTTAACTTTGGTAGTTGGGCAGAATCTGACACAAATATACGAGTGATTAACGGTTCGTCTACTTGGATCTCTTGACCTTTCAGCACGATCTTAGATTCGGCAGCATTCATCCACCCAGTATCGATGATGGAATCAGAGAGGTCCATATAAGGCTTACCCGTCTGTGGCGGTTCATCCTGTGCAAACCACAGGACCATACGGATCCAAGCTCCCTCCAGTTCCCTGTAGATATTTGTATTCCCATTTATGCTACTGAAAATAACATTGAGCTCGTTTTTGGATTCTTCAAGGATGGTAAATACAGGGGTCGCTAAAGAAGACCAGGAGACGCACTGTTGTTTAGCACCTAACAGCGCAGGGGTGGCAGTTTCCGATGATGTAGGACCAGAGCTGTCAGCTAGTTTCATAAATGTGCGAGTACTTGGTGTGTTATTAACCGTATTCAGTACGACTACCTTTTGACGGCTATTGTGGTTTAGCCCGTATGCATTGGCAGCGGATGAACCGTATGGGTCTATCTCGGGGAATACCCTCCGGCTTTGTACATTACCGTCGTGGCTAATTTCAGGATTAAGACCTACAATATGGTTTGGTTCATACGTTGCATCTTCAATTGGGCCTATATCTTCCCACCCTGTATTGGCAAGGGATGCCCACGTAGTGCTGCGTACATTAGGATTATGACCTTGTCTAACTCTGGACTTACCGTCTGCTGGTCCCCAACTGTTAGGGGTATATCCAATTATGTATGCGCCACCTGTTTGGTCTGCAATAATTCTTGTTCTGTAAATACCGTGAGGATCCGCGCCTCCATTATTATCAATAGCGTATTCGGACACTACCGCGTCTACTGATTCGTCATCTGTGACATCAATCTCTACACGGCATATCATGGGGCGGTAGTTAATAGCAGAAGAGGATGAGTACCATTTATTTAACTCTACTAGAATTACATCAGAATTAGCAATCCCAGAAACATCGTACGCAGGAGGAACGAGAGTACTGGACATTGAAGTTACTTTGTATTTATTGGAAACCTCACTGTACGGTAGTTCCACTGTTTCGTGTTCCAATGTCCAGGCTGTGCCTGGGTCTGAAGATACTGCTTTCTTATAGATACCAAGTTTTAAGATGTTACTTCCGTACGTTGTTGCAGAGAATAACCATAGATACCCCTTTCTACGTAGCAGGGTGGTAGCATTGTAATATTGTAATGTACCTGTGGCTATGATATTGGTTGTCCATGTTCCCCATGGGTCTTCTGGATAATGCATGGCTACTATTGTAATGCCATACCCTGATGAGTTTCTTGTACCAATGGATATGTGAAGAATACCATACTCGTCTAAATATATACCACCGTGTCCTTGAGGGTATGACCAGGAGTTCGTTCCGTACGTCTCTATAGTGTACTGTGATGAAAGTGTGTCCGTGTCTATGTTATAGATCCTGCAGAATGTTCCATCATCCCTGATGTGGTATGTAATGAGAATTTCATGAGGAGATACCCATATAGCCTTAGGCTGATATGAGTATTTAGATGTAGTATAATTGATCAACTTGGACCCTGTGCCACTAAACGATTCTGACCACCAGGTAAGCCGTGCGTCCCAATATGTAGAGCTACTATTCCTTGTCATCAAAGCTACTGCAGCGTAGCCATGATATGCATTTACAGTTACCCCGTCACTTTCAAATATGAATGAGTTGATATCAGATCCGTGAGATGCGGATGTTGCGGTGTTAAAAGTGGAAACACCGAAGTTAGACCAGACTAGGCTCACTTTGTACCTCCATCTTTATCTAAGGTAATTAAGAATGTATTGATTGCTTTCAGCAATCCGTAAGCCCACATCTCTAGTATGACTTCATTCTCGCCTGCGAAGTATTCATTGACCAGTTTGATCAATATACTGAATAGAGATTCCTTATCTATTTCCACAACTTTTAATTGTACATCCGGGTCGGCCCTTACGTCGTACGTAGGCTTAGTTTGTGCTACGTTAATGATGCCGAGAATCTTCTCAAATACAATATCTTTATCCTTTTCCGGAAGAGGACCCATGAACTCATAAACGTATGTGTACACTATGTCTTTGATTGTAGTCTTATCCGCGAGGGATGTATCTATTTTTAACTTAGGCATTTTAGGTGTGTCCGAATTCTACTGACATAGTGCCTTCAACAAAGTTGGCTGCGGTAAATTTAAGCTTGAAGTACCCGCTAGACACTGATGTTGAATCATTCCAGGTTTCAGCTACACCTGCTGTGGTAATAGATATGGAGTCCACTCCTACCTTAGTGTACGTCCCTCCGATGGTAGTGGCTTTCCATACTTCCACTGTGGCGGTACCTGATCCTACGATGCCTGCTACCTTAGCTACCAGTAACGAAGCGCCATTCCCTTTGATGAACTTAGGCATTGTAAAGAATGAATTCTTATGAGAACCTGGGAAATCCCAGTGTGCCGTCTGTCTCCACTCTGGGGCAGAGTCTACAGCGTGGGAGTGACTACTTATGCTACCAGTAAGTACAGCTTCTACTTCAGCTTTACTTGGTGCAATATGTGCCTGCGCGGTAGAGGGTGCGTGAGTGGCCGCATGGTCATAGGCCCAATTGGATGTGATCGATTCAGCAGTCTGACCGTTAACGGGTGTATTGTCAATACCACGGTGTGTGTTGGATATGTAAGCAGGGGTTGCCCACGTGCCGTCATATTGTAAGAACTGCCCGGCTGACCCTGCGTCAGGAAGGTGTGTTTTTAATCCAAGACTGTTTTTATGGTCATAGGCCCAATTAGAACTAATGGATTGGTCTGTGATTCCATTAACCGGGACATCATCAATACTACGCCATGTATTTGCATCTGTATGACTGTGGCTTGTGATTGCACCAGTTAATACAGCTTCAATTTCAACTTTAGTGGGAGCTATGTGGGCCTGTGCGCCACTTGGAGCGTGAGCTGCTTGACTGTGAGAATAGGCTGTATTCGCCTGTCCAGAGTTTCCCCCCGACCAAGTGACTACTCCGGAAGTCCAGATTCCCCCTGCCATTCCAAGAGCAACGCCGGCAGTGCCATTATTGACGATAAGGATCTGATGACCACCTGCCATTGACCCGCCAGTAGTATTATTGGTATGCTTGTATGCGATCCCGTATAGATTCCCAAAATCTGTTCCGCTTGCGTGATTCACATACGCTGAGCCCATTGACCAAACGTGGTCTGTTTTATAACTGTCATAAGTCCCGAATACACCCTTGCCATGGGAACTGGAAATAAGCTTGCCAGAGAAAGTATCGTCTGCATCTGAACGGAGAAGTGAAGCCCCATTGATACCATCGACCTTCTCCGAGTCGGCTGCTTTAGCCGTAGTTGCGAGGTAAGGGTGACTGTGCATGTTTGCCCACTGGGCGGTACCTGCACCTGTATAAATTAGATATTGGCCACCGGCTCCGCCTGATGGGATGTGTTTATTACCATCAGTGGTTGGGTGCGTATATACTGTGTTATCATTGTTGTCTGCTGCCCAAACAGCTGTACCTGATGCTGAGTATTTTAGGAACTGACCTGCAGCTCCAGCAGTTGGTATGTGTTTATTCCCTGCCGCTGTTG